GGAGTTTACCTCCTTTAGTTACATCCTATTAGGGATGCTCTATCAGTAGTACTCCCTTTTCCCCTAATGTGCTGTGTCCAACAGTACCTTAAAAGAACAGGTCCCATTCATCATCTGGACGACCTGACAGAATGCCTTCGTCATATAAGCCGAATTCATTCCATAAGTCGTCTCTATAATAACCAGGGGACGATTCAATGATCATTTTGTTGTTTCCAACATAATCCTTCAAAGAGATAGAATATCTTTTGTTAAGAATTTTATCTACCTCTCTTAGTGAATTCTGTAAATAATCCACTGGAATCTTTTTTGAAAGAGTTGACCAACTTCTTTCAATACTTATACTAAAGTTTTGATATAACTCTAGTAACCTATCCATAAAGTGATTTTCTTCACCTTGTGGAACATCCTGGTATGGATCTATCATTAATAGATACATACTTGACAATATACTATCAATTCTTTTCTTGATAGCATCCGTGTTATTAGTCTGTAGAATCATACAAACTAATAATATATCATCCTTAGATAATTCTTCTAAGGTTGAATAATTCTTACAAACCTCCCAAAAGGTTTGGTAAGTTCTCTCAACATCTTGCTTTAAAATGCTAAGTTTGTTATCATGGGAAATGATAGATTGATCATCTATGAACTCCATGAATGGCTTTAATTCATTTGATAAATGAATTAAGGTTTTGATGTTATTATCGTAAGGTTTATTACTCAATAACTTGTTGCTAGCAGCATAGATAATACTATGTGTCAGCAAGCATTGCACAATAGCGATATCATCGGTACTGTGCCCGCTTATTAGTCGATCAGTTTTTTGCTTGAACGACTCTTTGAATATACCAGGTACATTTAAATGTACCATGATATCAATTATGGGCGAATAGTATTCACTATCAAACCCATCCATCTGTTCAAGAAAGAATTTCATCTCCTCGACAGACCATTGTTCAGCTCTATGGATTGAATACCATGCAGCTAAAGCAATATAGTTATTGAATTTGTTTTCAGTAACTAAAAGTTTTGTTGGAATAGGTGTTAACTCTATCCCATCAAGTAAAAGGTATTTTGCAAATTCTGCAATTTTTACCATACGATCAGGATTATCTGGGTTATACAGATATCCTTTGCTTAGATTGCATTCGACGTTAGCCGATGCCATCAATCTTTGATACAGAAATGGTATAACATATTCTGGATCATTTATGGTTAGTAGACCATCGTCTCCTAAACATCTATAGGCCTTGTCAGGTGGGATTTCCACTTCTGCAAGTCTCAGTGTCGTTAGCATTATAACATGATGTTCTAACGCAAAAGACGGAAACGAGCTTAAAAAGCCCTGTGGTTGCCCGTTAGAGAAAGAGAATTTAATCTCTTTTCTATTATTAACTATGACTGTTTCAGAAGTCATAATTTTCAGCCAATCGTTAGATAATTCTAAACGATTTTCATGTGAATTGAAGATTAAATCCTTCAATATCAACCACTGTAGACCGATACTAAACGTATCGGTAGCAGATGTCAGATCCATGGAGTAAATACTCCACGATCTTTCATTAGCCATAACATATTTAATATGCTGTGGCCCTTTAACTTGATCGAAGGTACAATCGGATGGTATCCTCTCAAGTACATAAGATAGGAGTTTATGATAATAATACAACCTATCTTGTTCACTATTATTCAATGGATGAATAATACGTACCTTAGGCTTCTTTTGCTTTATTGCAAGGGAAAACCTCCTCTTTGACTTACTATCAATATAGTTTTGTAAGTCAACACTAATACAATAATCCTGTTTAAAACCAGTAATTGTATCAAAATTACTTAATGGATAATTATCCTTAAAGTAATCAGGTTCAATACACGAGGCGAAAACCCCAGGTATTGTTACTCGTTTCTTACGATATACCATCGTACTACACGTACTACTCGATGATAACATTGAACTGTTATTATCGTAGAGGAAAATCCCTCGATTTCTTGATAGAGCTCGAAGGGATCTCGTCATATCTGATGCCCATAAAGGGACTTTCAGAGTTGGATCATCCAGATACGATTTTAGTAGTCGTACTGTTTCCTTTATCTCTTCAATTCCTTGATGGATTGATGGATCAGAAGCAGTGTTCTGATTTATATAATCAGACATGTTCGAGTATCTTGGTTCTCCGGACAACTGAGAAACAAGTTCCTTTACTTGTCGAGTCTTTTCTGACTCGCGTAGTTCAGGTTCGTTAACTATGTTATATAAACTAGTTAACACTCTACAAATGGATACAGTATGATTTACTGTAACACCATTTCCTACGTGGCGTAATACTTTCAAAGCATTATACCATGGTTTAAATGATCGAGGAGAGATTTTCTCGCTCATTACCTCTAATGATCCAACCTCTATTCTGAGGTTATCATTTTGAACGATGATATGTGTATCATATGCATCGGTCTTGTAACTCTGTATAATGTACGTTAATACAGAATTTAAGGTCCGAGTATGCCTTTTAGCGGCACTACGGAATTCATCCCGATGTTTATCTGACGATAAACGCTGGTAATGACCTGTGAAACTGTGGACACAGTTGAATAGCGAAGCTTTGATCTCAGTGATTATCTCATCTGGGACAGATTCAGTCTTTAAAATTCCGCAAAGGGAATTCACAAAATCCTTAATCTTTAGCTTGGAATTCAAGTTAAGGAACGACGTTTGATTATTACCATCAAAGGTATTTAGTCTAGTGGATACCATGAGGCATCACCTTTCATGGAAGCAAAATGCTTGGGACGACCGGCGAAGTTTAGTAGCTAATGGTCACTCATCATACCTGTAAATGGAGCGAATCCATCGGCATAATGATCTTATCGAAGGATGTAAGAT